CGCTCCACCAGGACCAGTGGACGATCCACCGTAGGCGCTTGTTAAAGTGACTTGAGATGTAGAGTTTACCACAGAGATCTGGTAATACCCGGCAGTAGTATCAGAAGCCTGCTTGATCCAGTCGCCAGCTTGCAAGCTCGTTGTCCATGAGACTGCGCCGACCGAAGTTACTGTAGCTCCACCGTTGGTGAAGATCAAGTTCGGAGTAACCAGGACATCTCGGACGAGTCCAATGTACGCGACTTGATTGTCTGCGAGAGTTACGCTGCTGCCGGTTGGGTTTTCTGTGATCTTGTAGTCTAGGCGCGAGCCGACGACTTTAAGATAGATCTGCCCAGTGCCGGGAGGGCTGCTTGCCCAGTTGACCTGGCCAGGAGCGGTGACCTGCGAAGGCGAGTAGAACGATATGGAAGTGCCAGTCAAGGAAGATAGAGCCGCCTGCGACATAGTCACAGTCGAACCTGACAAACTCAAGACGCGAGTATTTGTGGGAATGCCAGATCCAACGATGAGTTGGTTGACTGCTATCCCCGTGGTCGACGCAAGGTTATCTAGAGTAGTGGAAGTGTGCGTGTTACCAGTTGTAGAAAGTACAGGCGTCGAGTTCGGCAAGATGCCGTGCGAGATGGTGCTGTTGCCCGTGACGAGAGTATTACCAAGATCTTCTCTGAGAGTATTGATTGATCCACCGCTACCAGCAGAGTACCAATACGTAGTGCCCTTGACTTCGAGCAAGATCGACATGACCGCATTCATCCAGTCCTTGAGACTGAAGAGCATCTTGTCGCCGCCCTCAAAAGGGTTTATGCTGTTAGAACTAGATGTAGGAGGATTTTCTGTGCGCCCTTCCGGCTGGGCTGTCCACGGATAAACATAGAATGGATTCGGGGAAGCTCCGCCTTGTCCAAGGCGGCAAAGAAGCCAGCGTGAATCGGTGATTGCCGTGACGTTGTTGCCTGCGTCGGTCTGTACGACTGCAATAGGGAGAACGTTCGATGCCCATACGCTAGTTGTGATCACGAGTTGGAACGTCATGATCTGTGCGCGTGGAGCGACAGTCGTCGTCTCGGTATTCGATGTCGGGTTCCAGATGTAGACTTGAGCGTCGGTGGTCGTGTCTAAAAAGCGAGTGTATTCAAGGCCGATGTAGTTGAGAGCATTCGGGACGAAAGCGCCCACAACATTCGTGTTGGTAGCGCCGTTCAGTTGTTGGTTTGGGGTACCAGGCGGGACCATGAATACGGTGCCGGACTGGCTGGATTTGATGTGCAGGACAGCGCCTGGATCGACCTGGACTTGGAGTCCATTTGACGCACCGCCGATAGCACCAGACATGACGATCTCAAAGCCACGGACGATGTACCCTTGGGTAGTGTTCGTGATGATGCCTTGGATTGCCTGATCCCAGTCGTTAGACGCCGCCGATTCGACAGCCCGCATGTCGGGAACGTCAACGCGCTGTTGAGATATCCAATTAGTACGTCGTTGAATAGCCATTAATTGATCCTTAAGGGGTTACCTATGTAAAGATTGTGGGGTTACCAGAATCGTATAAGTACTTGCTTTTCCTATATCTATCATATATCATTATAAGGGCTTTCGGCAGTTGCCATAATCTTAACTGTGAGATTTCCATGGGCACAAGGATGCGTAAGTTATGAAGTTTATAGAAAAATTCAAAAAAGTAATTAATACAAAAATAGGTTATTGGACCATAACCGATGCTCCTCATCAAAAAAGAAAAGGAGCATATTACGTCTATTGCATATGCGTCTGCGGGACGAAACAATGGGTAAATTTTCATTCTATCATAGGAGGAAGATCAACCTGTTGTAAAAGCTGCGCCTGTAAAATATATGATAAATTTGCTCCACTAAAAAAATGGATCAACAAGAACGGTCCGCCTGCTCAAAAACCGACTGGTGTCGCAGCCTTTAATGAGATTTATAATGTGTATAGGTCGAGTGCTAGATCTAGAAAAAAGAGCTTCACACTTTCAAAAGATGATTTTAGATATATAACACAGCAAAATTGTCATTACTGTGGCTCGCCCCCTAGTAAAAGCTCGTCTAATAGAAAGACTAATCTGAATGGCGCATACGTCTATAGTGGTATAGATAGAAAGGACAATAATTTAGGGTACACAATAGAAAATTCTCTTCCATGCTGCGAAGCATGCAATTTTCTTAAAAAAGATATTAATTATGATGAATTTCTAAAAATGATTTTTAAAATAGGCAGTAACTTAAAAAATGAGAAGAACACATAAAGAAAAAGAATTTAATCAATTGCAGCAAATGCGTAAGGAAAATGAACGTCTTAAAAGAGAAATATCTCATCTTCGCAAACAATTAGCGCGCGTAGATCTTGATCGCTACAGCCACATCAAAGAAATCATTGAGGAAAGCTACCAGATGGAGGAAGAACTCGAAGGTCGGAAAATTCTTCAAAAATTGAGGAAGGATTGGAAGTGCCACCAATGCGAACGTGGCTTTTTAGAGATTATGCTCTATAACAGGCCCGACTCTACGTGGTACTACCGCCAATGCAATACTTGCGCACATCGAACGCGCTCACAACGATACAGTCCGGACGTACCAGGAATCCTAAAAGAAGACAAAAACAAATAACCTATTGAAATCAGGCGTTTTGTAGTCCTTGCCTTTTTGTGGGGCATGGGCTACTATATTCTTTGGAGGTTCTTATGGAATATACCAAAGCGATTCTCTGGGCAGCAAAGGCCGTCAAGATACCGAGTTCACTTTTACTCGCTGTCTGCATCCATGAAAGTGGGCTTCACAACACTGTGACCCCATATGATGGAAATACCCCTACGTACGGCGTGTGTCAAGTGAAACTTTCAACGGCGCAATCGCTCGGCTTCGAGGGAACTTCAGACGACCTCATGGTCCCAGGAATCAACGCTTACTGGGCAGCCACTTATCTGAAGAAGCAGATGGCTCGCTATGATGGCGACTGGTGCAAGGCGGTAGCCGCATACAACGCCGGGACCTACAACGAGAGCCAAGTCGAGCCGGGGCATCCGCGCAATTTGAAATATGTTCGCGGCGTACAAAGAGAGCTTGCAAGCACCTTACGTCCTAGGTTATCATGTCCGAGGAGGAAATCGTGATTGCATATCTAATGCACTGGGGTCACGCCTATATTGTCCACTTCGGATTGTGGATGTCTATCCTATTCGGCATGACTTTTTACAAAGAGGGCCTCAAAGAGATTGAAATATCCGACCTGCCGCGAATGTTCCGTTTGGCTTTCGTCATCTCGGCGGGACTGAGTGTATTCTCAAGCCATTCGCACATGCATTATTTATTGGGATTGATGAAATGAAAAAAGAGAAAGAACTTCCTATCTTGTCCGTAACGGCCAATGACTTCCGGTGGGACTACTATCGGGGATCAGGCAAGGGCGGCCAAGCGCGGAATAAAACAGACAACTGCTGCCGCTGTACGCACGCGCCTAGCGGCGTGTCGGCCTATTCCGAGGACGGTCGCTCCAAGGAGCATAACCGCCGAGAAGCCTTCATGAAAGTAGCTAACGACCCGAAGTTCCGGTTCTGGCTTAAACTTGAGACGATGAAACGAATGGGGAAACTTCGTGATATGGAAGCGAAGCTCGAACACGAAATGACTCTTACAAAGCTGGAAGTAAAAGAAGACGGCAAGTGGGTGGAGAAACCCAGAGATGCCGAACTTGATCGACACCCAATAAATAACGAGGATTAATATGGATCTATATACAAAACTTTTAATATTCCAATTTTTTACAAATCTGATATGCTTTGCTATCGGATATGTCGCAGCAAGATCAAAACGTTAAGTAGTGCGGTCGAGTGCGAAGAGCGGGATCTGCGCTGTGAAATCCAGGTCCATCTTATAGGTGCGCTTCGTTTCGATGGTGTGGTTTTCTCTAGTCACTTTGGCGTTTGGCAAGAATAAGATATCCTCAGTCGAAGTCAAATCCTGAATGCGAATAGAGATGTAGGGCGACGCAGCCATATCCTTGTAGAGAGGGCGCATGTTCTTGGCTTGAATGCCGCCGCTGTTCTTGATGCGAAGGCCACGAATAGAACCGTGAACGCTTACCTTCGTAATAGCGATCTCTTGCGGATATGGAGAGTCGATGCCGTAGATGGGCTCTTCGCCGTAATCAATCGACACGGTGATGCTCTGCACTTCTTTGTACAGGGTATTATTTACATAGAGCCGGATATTTGGCCCGGCGAGGATAATGCTTGGCATTTACTTCCTTACGGTCCGTAGATGGCGGCGATCTCAGAATATTGAGTGCCCCACTTACCGACCCCGATGTCATCGGGATAAAGTATTGTAAAAACGATGTTTATACCTGCTGCTGAGATACTGTCAATCAAGTTCTGTGCATAAACACGACCGCTTGCAACGTCTGTGATGTAAAACGGGTAGTTAAGTCCGTCTGGCGACACCGAGACCGGGGCTTTTTGGGCCACTAGAAATACAGATGTACCGCTAGCATGCGGGGTCTGAATCGTGTATGATGGGCTGATCAAAAGCGTATTGCTGGACGGAGCGCCAATGTAGGGAACTGGACCTTCTTGAGTTGGGCCGCCGTAATCAAAGATCAAATAGCCCAAAGTATTGGGAAAGCCTGCTGAGCTTTCCACGTTGATGACTCGCGGGCTTGCGCCGTTGATCGAACCATTGAGGACGGTATTAACATTGCTTACTACAAATGGCTGCGTCGTGTCGTACATGTACGGACCCTGCTGATTGGGCAGGAGGGACAGGGGATCGCCTTGAGGTCCGCTTGCTACAATGTTTTGTGAGCCCGTGTAGGAAATGGTCAGCGTCAGCGAAGAGTCATCCTGCTGTATGTTGGCAACACTTGTGTCGTTCAACTCAGAAATGACTCCAGGAATCGTATTGATCGCTGCGACCAAGTTGGCTGCCGTGATAGCAGGAGTAGCGCCGATAGTGAAGTCTCCGCCCGCAGCTAAGGATGACGTAGCAGTGATCGAGAATATGTCGCCGGGAGAGGGATTGGCATTGAGCGTGAACGTGCCCCTCGGCGGATCGTGGAGGTGTGCAGAGCCCAGGCGCGAGCGTCTGATAACCTGCGTAGTCGCGGGCATGAAGATCTGGAGCATGCGCGATTGAACCTGATAGACTGCTGCATAGGAGCTATTGCTGATTAACGTCCTCTTGATAGGATTGTAGAACAGGACGGCATCGTCTGACCCTTGGTTGATGATGCCTGTAGTGCCGAGTGGGTTGAGTACATCGAAATATGAATTATTTACAGTGCCGCCCACTGAATCAATGATTGTGTAACTTCCTTCATTCGTCGAAGACGCAAAGCCGCCGCCGAATACGTTAACATAGTCGCCTGGAGAAACGAGGCCCAAGTTGGGGTTGGCGCCGCCCGACCACGTAAAGCGGATGACTCCGCCTGGGCGTAAGGACAAAGTCCATTGAGTGGACATGTTGCCGCCTGCTGCGACCGGAGCCGCGAACAAGAGTTGGTTCTGGGCGCTGCCGCCCTGGACTGTGACGCTTGAGGAAGGGCCGATAGTATTGCTTATAAGCTCAACATAGGGTCCGTTTCCGTCGTTCTTTGCGATAGCTGCGCCCTGCACACCAATTCCGTTCAGGTAGGTAGAAATGGCGTCAGCGACTTCTTGCGCCGTTGCTGCGTGGATATTTTGGAACTCGCTTGCTTTAAAGACGACAGTCGTGGTAGTATGGTCATCAAAATTGATGATTAGAGTATCGCCATCGTTTAAGTTATACGGCTCAAATGCTTGCGAGTCGCTTGTAGCCTTGGTGAACTTGTCGCCGAACATAGCATCAAGCAAATTATTGATGAGATCTCTTACTTGCTTGCGGTTCTTGATCTGGATGCCAATCTCGCGGAACACATCGTCGGAGAGTCCGACAGCGGACGGGCGAGTGATCCCAAATTCAGCAAGCCTCTGATCTAAGTACGTGCCGATGGCAGTAACGATGTACAGGTTATCATTGACAGCCGCAGCCTGGTTGATCATGTAACTAGAAGAGCCAGTAGCCAAGGCAGTGAGGACAGCGTCAACGTTCGGACCCGCTATGTACGGATTAAGGTACGAGCGGAGCCGTTTATATTCCTGTTCAGGAGTAGTTACTGGCATGATTATGTCCCGATTTGCGAGACTGAGATATCAATCGTCGGATCGATGATCCTAGTCTTCTGGCTTGGAACAACCGTGATGAGATCGTGAGCAACATCATAGAGCGGGCTGCTGATCGCGACTGACTTGATTCCAGGGATAGCCTGAACTGCGGCAATGATGTCGCCGATAGCGATTGATTGACCAACCGGATTGGAGTTGATAAGACCGCTGACGGAGCTACGAACTTGAGTTGCAGTCTGGACGAATGGGACACCAGTATTGAGACGGATATCGACGCCAACCTGTACGCGCAGAGTCAAAGGTTCTCGAACGAAGATGTCTGCGCCTGCTGCGCCAACGCCAGGATAGGTTACCGGATCTCTCGGATCACCATAGATGATTCGATTTGCTTCGGCGATCAAGCCTGTATTGTAGAAGTAACTATCGAGACCCGATCTGAGGATCGTGCTGAAGTTCATCTTACTCAAAGAAGTCAAGGAGACTCCTGCGGCCTGGTTGATCTTGTCGGATTGGGCATTGGTATCGAAAGTGATGTAGTTTCTATCGGTTGTGCCGGGCTGTGCGGCAACTAACTTAACTCGCTTATAACCAGTATATGGAACGCCTTCCTGCACAAAAACCGAAGTCGTAATGCCGTCAAGACTTACGTTCGTGACATTGGCCATGGAGCCCGTAACAATAGCAGTGTCCTGATCCAACACCTGGAGGATGACGTAACTACCCGCGTTAGGAGTAGTCAAAGATGATCCAGATGCGACAAACTTGTCACCAGGAACTGTAGCTTCGTACTCCCAAAACTTCATTTGGGGACGGTTACAATCCAAGATACTAGTCGAAACCAGAACCGGAGAATTGTTGACGGCGGAAGGATTGATACACTCTAAGAACGTCCGGCGTCCAGATTGCAAAACGCTGATCGAGAAAGGAGACGGCATAGTTCCGTTGACCGGAGCCGTGGTCGTGTTGTATCCTTGAGTAGTAACAGTTACAACGTTGCCAGAAGCCGTCGCGACGAAGTCGGTAGATGAGTTAAGTGGGTTGATTGCGTTAGCTGTATCGGTGGCAACGACGGACGATATGTCAGAAGCGTTGATCGTTACCATCACAAGCGTTCTGCCTCCAGATGCTGGAGCTACGTTGCTTCCGCCAAATACGTTGAACCAGATGCGATAGAGCGCCGTGTTGCCAGCGTTGTTGAGGTCGAAATATGCGCCAGCGCCGCTTGCAGGGAATTGCGAGCCAGGAGGCATTGTGAATGTGGCGATCTCTTGTAATTTCGCACCGGAATCACGAACCATGAAGGAACCACGGTTAGCTACGTTGAAATCCGCACCAAAGGTAACGACGTCGCCCATTAAGGCATTGCCAAGAAAGGGCTCGGTGCCGGTACCATTCCATGTAAGGAACGCAGTGTGATTGGAAGCATTAAGCATGAACGACGTAGTAGCATCGAAGCCCAAGTTGATCAAGTTGGATGGAAGTGTAACTTCTTCTTCGATCACGTTGGAGTTTTCAAACCATACGCTGTTGTTGTATTCGCGGATGACGCGGTATTTACCCTGATTGAGCACATTGAATGGAGGGCCCAGGATGATCGTATCGCCTTCCATAACGCCGCTAGTAGCGGAGAATTGGCCAGCCACGAATGTCACGCCGGTTTGGCTCACCGCAGCTTGGTTAAGAACTTGTGCGATTGTTCCATCATCCGATACGCCAGTAACCAAGAATGATCCTTCGTTGGCTGCGCTGAATCCAGATCCAGACACAGTGAGAAGATCGCCGATTGAAAGCTCTGTGAAGTTGGCATTGCCGCTGGTGATGATGTATTGCACTTCGCTAGTTCCAAGGACCGGAGTAACGTTTGCCGTACCGCCGCCAGAATCGTTGAAGTTCAAGGGAGATTTTACAAAGTTGGGATTAAGCGTAGACGACGGGTTTGTGCTCAAGCACACCAAATCGCCTTGTTTTTCTATTCGGAATGTAGCAGTCTGTGTGGGGGTCCACACGCGCACGTTGTGTCGCGGACGACCGAAGTAGCGCTGGGTGAGCGTTCTGTTCAGAAGCTGGATAGTAGATTCGCCAGTCGTTGGGTTGTTGCCCAAGACGGTAACGCTGGTATTATCACCGAACAGAGTTTCCTTGGCCTGAGCCTCTGAAGCCTGCAAGCGGAACCACTGATCGCTAGCTACCGGAGCAGAAGCGACGTTATTGGCTGAGATCTGTGCATAGGTAGCATCGAGCCGGATGGCCGAGTCAAGGACTGGAACTTGGTATTGGTTAGCAGATCCGCCGATCACCTGGATGGCGCCACTGCTTCCCAGGATGTCCGTTGATAACTCAAGCTGATTCCCTCGATTGGATACGGCGGCAGATCCATACACTGTGAAGCCTGTGACAGCCAAAACGGAAATGAGTCTGCGGACCTGATCCACAGTCGTAGGAACAAATCGAATAGTCTCGCCATTGTTGAAGGCATAGCCCACATCGGTCGGTAACGCAAGAGGAAGTTTTAATGTAAACTGAGGAGAGCCGGACAAGTTGCTATTCGCAAGCCAGTTGATACCGTCGAGGAGTTGTACGGATTGCGACACAAAGCCGCTGTCTTCGTATGTACTCAAGGAGATAACGCCAGAGCCAGACATGCCGCCATCGTTGACGATGGTGGACGTTACGTACTGTGACAGATTAGCGTTAACATAAGTATTGATAGCAGCAGCGGTAGTAGAAGAAGGGAGATAGAAAGTAATTCCTCCAGGAAGTACAGTAGCTTTGTTGGACTCTGCAACGGCTGCACCAGTCGGTCTCTGAACCGTAAAGGAAGTGGCCGTAGGAGCGTATGGACCGCCCTGTGTCGAAACTCTAAATATACCTGTATTAGCGAGGCTAAACGCCGTTTGACTGGTGATGTTGACATATTCACCGCCGCTCAATGAGAGTGAAGGAGCCGTTCCAGTGCCGTTCCAGGTGTACTTGACCTGATCGATACCGACTACTGGCGTATTGGCCGTGATAGTAACGTTCCACTGAGTAGTGCCATCGATTGTGTTGGTGGAAAGCGCACCGCTCTTCAAATTGATGTTGATAACGATGTCATCGGTGACCGATACCGTGCTGCTGATCGGACTATTAGGAACGGACGGATATACGTAGGCGACATTGATGTATGTGCCGGTTCTTCCCCATGCAGCGGCTCGATAGAGCAATGCGGTCTGGGTCGGCGAGCCCGTGAACTGCTTGAGAGTCTTTTTGGCTTGCATCAAGACTTTGAAGTTCGAGAAGTCAAAGTTTCCAAACGCAGAAACGAAGTTGGCGGTAGCGCCAGAGTCGACGTCATAAGCGTTGAAAGTAAATGAGTTCGACGCGACGCCAGTGTTGGTAAGTGCCTTCCTATAGAAGGGAATAGTAAAAGTTTCATTGACAGGATCTTCGTCCAGAACTACAGTAGAAGTATCCTGGAAACCAAAGTCCAGGGGATTGGCAACATAGAACCGATCAACTGCACTTCTGATGCGTCGGAGATCCGGGTCTCGTGTGACGTCGATAACGTTGGCGGACGGCAATGCAGTCTCTTGCACCCACTCACCGTAGGGCTGAGCGTCGCGGATCGTTCCGTAAGGCTGCAAGAAGGCGATGAGTTCGTTTGGATCTCTGGCTGACAGATCGACGGTCGAATCGAACGTGGAGATGTAGCTGTCGATTGGATTAGCCGAAGCGTCTGTCGAAGCCGTCGAATGAATGAACAAAGGCATGTCTGCCTCGAACTCCTGGCTATCGTAGAACGCGATGAGCGATGTCTGGCTGACCGAAGTAGTTCCAACAGGCAATTGAAGCAGGATGCCATTGGCATCTGCGGTAACGACAAAGATGGAGCCGGTTTGGTTCAAGGTAACCGAGCGTACGATCAAGAACTGTTCTTCAGAAACGCTGAAGGTCAAGCTGTTTGTCTGGGCCTGCAAGGCGATGGCAATGTTGTCGAGCGAATATGCGCCCGCTGCGACTTTGAACTTCTGAGGTGCCAAGTTGCTGCGCATGACAACGAAACCAGCCTGATAGGTGATATCGGTCTCGACAACGGCTGCTGAATATTCGGATGCGGTAACAAGAAGATCCAAGGTGGTGCCGGTCACGGCATGGACTCGACCTTCGAGTCTATTGGCAGCAGAGAGTTCTTGCGACCAGATGATGACGTAATCGCCGACCAGCACATTTGCGAAGGCACTTGCGACAAGCGAAGTATACCTTACAGTATTTGATGCAGGCTTGGAAACGCTGATCAGCGTGTTAGCTGCGACGCCCGTGGGAACGAGTTGTCCTGGAGTATCGAGCAATAGCCATACGTGTGCATCGCCGGGAAAAGTGATAGTGCCAGACGAAATCGAGGCGCTTGAGACCATAGCTTGAGTATCAGCGCTGCCTGCACTAAGTTGATCACCAACGGTGAGAGGTGTAACAAGCTGGAATTGGGCCGTGTTTCTATCGAGTGTGAAGTCCGAGGCTTTGCCCTGAGAGCTTAGCCCGATATTGGACGTAAACATCCCCTTAGTGACCAGAGTCGAG